CGCCCCAAGATCCAAGAGACCAACCAAAACCTTGCGATTGTACATCTGGACCCACTCTAAAATAATGTTGTACTCTAATACCACCAGATTGAGTAGCACCAGATCCTGACTCTGCTGATGGCATAGTAATCGTAATTGTGTTTGAAGATGGAATAGTGGTCGCCATAAATCTTATGTCATCAAAATCTGATGCACTAAAGTTTGAACCTGTGATAGCTGAAAAGTTATCTAATAAAACAATATCGCCTTGTTGAATATTATGATCGCCTGAAAAATTTATAGTAACAGTTGCTGATCCATTCTCCGTGGTAAATGCATTGGTAAGTGTGTTTGTAGATTTAATTGGGTGTATGTCATAGAATACACCACCTGAAAAAGCGTATAAAATTCTGTTTGATCCTATGATCGAGTATTTTCTACCCTCACTGTTTGTAAATTGATGTAGAGCTCTTGCTGCTCCTGTAATATTATCAGCTCCTAGTTGTTTCCAACCACCTATCTTTTCAGGTGTATCATATCTAAAACGAACATTATCACAATCTATCCACTGACCCTCAGCGGCTGTTGCAGTAATTTGTTTGTTGATTCCAGGTGCAAACCCTATCTTTTGTAGCATAGACCTCCAGATTATATTAGATTGCGTTGATATTCAACGTTATTTGACTATTCCTAGCATAGGTCTTTTATCATACAAATTACTCTTTGCAAACTGTCCATCTGCATGATTATAGTGCAAGAATACTTGACCGCATAGCTTACCTTCAAAAGGCTCTCTCCAATGCTCTAACTCACATCCAGAGTAAATAAGCATATCTCCTGGTTTTAGGTCTACTTTTACACCTTTAGGTGCTCCAGGCCTATGTATGCCTTTATACTCGTCTATGACGTTGTCAGACCCCGTAGGATCGATAAATATAGGCCATGCATCTCCACCTAGATTTAATGTAGTAGATATTTCACAACTTGGTCTATCTTTGTGTCTTTGTAAGATATTACCTTTTCTATAAAGTCTTGTGTATGAGTATGTTGGCACTAATTTAAGACCTGTTTTCTTTTGCATCACATCTATAGTTTTAACAAGTAATGTTTCCATCAACCTATCACCATATTTAGCATAAGAGTTTGGAACTTGTTCATCTTTAAAATTACCTACAAGTTTATTGCCTGAATGAGTTACACCATTTTCCAACATCCAAAAATCGGCTTCTGCTGATATTTGTAAATATGTGTAAGCCATGTCGGCTACCTCTTTAGATATAGCACCACGTATAACTTGATATTTCTTTTTACTAAAACTCATATTTGTATAAAATTATAAGACACAGATATTCTCCAATTCTTTTCACCTTTTTCTGTGTTCATGTTTATATCTACACCATGCGGCAGCCAAGATGGAAAGAAAATCATACGTCCTTCCATAGGCTCATAAGCACATACTCTCCATAATTGTTCTGGTAGATCATCAGCTCTTCTAGGCATGTGTGTATTAGGTCCTGGTCTAGGATCTTCTAAAAATAGTTTGCCTGAATTTTTTGGAACTTTAATATAATATACACCTGACCACATTGAATTAGGATGTGTATGTGTTTTATTATAACTGTAGGTAGGATTAATATTAGCCCACATATTACCAAGTCCTAGTTTACCTGTAACACCATAATCTTGATTGCATTCGTAAGCCATTTTAAATAATTCATCTATGAGTGGTCGGTATTCTTTTCTTTTATCCATATCTGTTTTACTGTGCCAGCCAAAACCAGAGTTTGTTTTCTTCTCTCCTTCGGGATCTGCTTTACGCCACTTTTTTATTTCTTTAAATAAATATTTATTAAGTTCTTTTGCGTTAGATAAATCTTTAAAATAAACAGCAGTTGGAAATAATATTTTTCTTTGAAGCTGACTCATTTAAATGGCGGTCCTCCAAACCACATCACCAAAGATTTTCTTACACCTTTTTTAACAGGTGCAACTTTGTGTCTTAAGAATGACGCAAAGAATATGGCTTGTCCTTGTTTCAAGGGCAATGGTTTGTTATCACCCATCTCTGAAAAGAGAAGATCTCCACCTGTAAACTCTGATGGATCTGACAACAAACAAGTCATAGATATTTTTCTAATTGGATTATCACCTTCTTGACCAAAAGCATTAAGATCCATGTGCCAATCATAAAAACCTTTTTTAGGATATACTGTAAACTGTGCTGGCTCTGTAAGCCTTACACCATCAAAATAAAAATGATTTAAGTTTACAATAGATAATTGATTTTCAATAACTTTATACATCTGTGGTAGTTTATTAAAAGGTATCCAAGATATGGTTGTTACTCGTTTCTTGGTATCATATTTACCTTTATCACCTCCACCTACTTTAGCTTCTTCAGGAGCACACTGATGTCCAGCATCAATAATCATTTTACATTGTTCAGGTGTAAACATTGGCTGTGTGGTCGTGGCAACATAAGATTGCCATCTTGGCATTCTTGGTATCATTCGTGTAGCCCCGCTCCAGTTCTTGAAGACACAGGATTGTAATCAACATCTACGTTACAAACCAATGTTCTTCTAACTTCTTTAGTTCCGTTAAATGGGTATACGCAGTGTCTCATGTCATATGGAAAAACATAAAAATCTCCAATCTTCATATTGGGTGAATAATCTGTTTTAGAAAATTGTCCGTTAGCTGCACCGATAATTTGTAGTCTACCGTTCATAGGTTTATCCTCAGCTGAATATTCTACACCTGTTTCTTTTGGTAATTTCATAATCATTACAGAAGACAACCCTGTATAAAGTTTACCTTGGTGTATGTGCACAGGATTATATTCATGTGCTTTCATTTCATTGACCCAAATAGAATTTATTGATTTTTGGTTTTGTCCTATTTTGTTCCAATCTGTGTAATGATTAAAGACACTGTGAAACCATTGAAGTATGTCTTGTGGTAAAAAATTATGTTGAGTCATTTTATCATTGTTAGGACCAGAATAAAATAAAGATACTTCGTCTTGTATTTTACCCACTAACTGTTTGTTAGCTTTTGGTAATTGTTTCTTTTGTCTTTCATATATTTCATTAAGACCTACAAATATCTCCAAGGGGACCTGGTATTTTAAGACCGTCTGACCTAAATAAACAAAATCAAATTTCATTTTAATTTTTTAGTTTTCTTACTGTCTAAAGATAAAGTATTTTCTTTCAAACCTTTTTCTAAAGCTTCTAGTTGTCCAAGTATATTAAACACTTCTGGTTGTGTTGTGCCAGGAGTTATCGTTTCTTTTTGTCTTTGGAATCTTAATAAGTATGATTTAGCTTGGTGTGTGTTCACATCTTGCTTATCAAAGTTACCATCATCAAATTCTTTTTTAAGTTTAGACCAAAGAGAAACTTCTCTCATTCTATGTTTAGCTACAAGTTCCATTTGTGCTTTACCATATAATTTTTCTTCTAATTCTACTTGTTTTAGTTCTTTTTCTAACGGATCTTTTTCTTTTTTAATATCACGTTTTAATTTTTTTATTTCAACATCGTTTTTTCTAGAATCAAATGATAGGTGAACTAAATTTTCAAAGTGTGTATTCTGTTCTCTAACAGATTGCCAATACTTTGCAGCTTTAGTTGGATATTTATTATCTGATAACACAGAGAATCTCATTTCTGTTTCTGTACGAAACATTTGTTTCTTCATCCATGTGTCTTGTAGTTCTGGTATTAATTTTTTAAAATGCTTAACATCTTCTCTATCAAGAATATTAGTTAAGTATTTAGACTCTGTTTCTAGCTTGGTAGCTATATTTCTTTTTTCTTTTGACATTCTATCTCCTTTATTCATTCTAATATCTTTATATATCTTTCTATATAAAGGTCAAGTTTACGATACTGTTATTGTTTGTAAATCAACAGATCCTTCAAATTCTTCAGTCACAGCAGAAAAAGTAGTAGGGTTAGTTTTACCGCCTGTGTTTATTGCAGAGGCAGATGAACCAGCACCTATATTACCCGTATAAGATGCACTTAAATCACCTATCTCTGTCCAAGAAGAACCATTCCATAATTCAGTAAGAGCAGCAAAACCACCTGGTTGCCCAGAACCACCAAATTTAACAGCGTTAGAACTACTTGCTCCTGCAGCTCCACCAATACCTTGCGTGCTATTTACATCAGATATTTCAGTCCAAGATGTTCCGTTCCAAGACTCTACGTTTGCTATGTATACACCTGGAGGATTTGAATAACCACTTATGCATAGTCCAGATGTTGGTGACCCACATCCACTTTGAGAGTATCGCTGTTGATTTAAATTATTAACTTCTGACCAAGAAGAACCATCAAAAGTTTCAGTGTTAGCTAGTCCACCAGGATTAGAAGAGTTTGATCCACCAAAAACAAAATTAGCTGTTCCCGATCCAGCTCCACCTCTTCCACTCGCTTCAGTATTTAATTCTGAACTATCAGACCAAGATGATCCATTCCATAGTTGAGAATTATCACACCCAGCACGATTAGGTCCTTGACTTCCTCCTGCAGCCATAGCAGAAGTTTGATTTCCACTACTCATTTGTCCTTCAGTGCTTGAGGCTGTGCCCATGTCTCCAACCTCAGTCCATGAAGTTCCGTTATATTGTTCAGTTGTAGCTATTCTTCCTGTAGAATCAGATCCACCAGATACCATGCTTGAACCAGTGCCAGTAGATGGTCCGTGTCCCCACATATACATTTTAGCTACATTTAAATTACCACCAGAAGACCAAACTGTAGATGGACTAGATGCTTTAACAACACCTTTAAAACTTGTTCCACCTACTAAAATTGCATCTCCTTCTGTTAAAACTCTTGATGCTGGAGGAGGAAAAGACCACTCCTCTGTATTAGTTAAACCTGTGCCTTGATAACCACCAGAGGCTAATGCAAGTGTGTTAGGCATTGCTCCTCCACCTCCTGTTAATCCATATCTTTGTTGTGCTAAAGTATTTGCTACAGTCCAACTTGAACCATCCCAAGATTCTGTTCCATCAAATCCTTCATTACTAGTATCCTCTCCACCAAAAGCTAAAGCCGCAGTGTTAGAAGCCCCTGATCCTGCTATCCTAGCTCTGGCTGTATTTAAATCTGCAACTTCTGTCCAAGCACTACCATTCCAAGTTTCAGTTTCTGTTGTTCTAGTGTAACTAGGAGGTCTGTAACCACCAAATGTAATTCCAGATGTAGTAGTTCCAGCAGAAGCTCCTACTTCTTTTCCTTGATTTAATTCTGCAATTTCTGTCCAAGAACTACCATTCCATTGTTCAACTTCTGTCCTCATAGGTTGGCCACTTACCACTATCACCGCTGTATTGGTATTACCTATACCTGTTGAACCTAATCCATCTCTTGCTGTATTTAAATCTGTAGTTTCTGTCCAAGAGGAACCATCATATAATTCAACATTAGCTGTTGCTGCAGGTGCTAATCGACCTCCTGCCATCATCGCAGAGGTCTGTGTTCCAGCACCAGATCCTTCGTTCCTTGCTCCAGATAAATCATTTTGTTCTGACCAAGAACTACCATTATATTCTTCTGTAGCACCTGTTCTAGCACTAGGATCCACTCCGCCAAAAGCAAGTCCAGCAGTTTGTGTACCTGCTCCTGATAAAGAGTATCGAGCTGTGTTTAAATTTCCACCACTAGCCCAAGACCCTACATTTTGAGTTGGATCTTCGTCTCTTGTTTGTACTGTTAAGCCTTTTATTTCTCTATATTTTGCCATAATTAAGTCGATGTTATTGTTTTGTTAGATAAACTTACAGTCCACTCCTCTACCGTATTTGTTACACCTGGACCATCACCAGCCACATTCATAGCTGAAAGACCACTAGCACCAACTCCCGCTGATGTGTTTTTTCCTGTAGATAAATCAGCCACTTCAGTCCAAGAAGTTCCATTCCAAAACTCTGTAAAAGTTCGTTTAGGAGTTCCTGTATTACCTGCGTAAGCTAATGCAGATGTTGAAATTCCATTACCAGCTAATTCAGCTCTACCTGAATTTAAATCTGCAGTTTCTGTCCACGAAGATCCATCCCATAATTCTGTTTGTGCTCTTTGTGGATCACCACCAAAAATTAATCCTGCCGTAGTGCTTCCTGCTCCACTGGCAGCTAGCTCACCTCTTGCTGTATTTAAATCTGCAACTTCAGTCCACGCTGATCCGTTCCAAGTTTCTGTTTCTCCTGTAGCAGGTGCTGGAGGAGCAATACCTCCTGATATTAATCCAGCCGTAGTTGTTCCCATTCCACCAGCTAATCTTCTTGCTGTATTTATTTCTGCTATTTCAGTCCACGAAGAACCATTCCATTGTTCTGTTAAATCTGTATTTCCTGGAACTCCAGGAGTAGGGTTTTTAAAACCACCTGCAGCAATGGCTGCGGTGTAAACTCCAACTGCTCCAGCATTACGTCTAGCTGTGCCAAGATCTCCAGACTCTGACCATGAAGAACCGTCCCAAACCTCTGTTTTTGCAGAATAACCTGGTTCAGCTCCTCCAAAAACCACGTTAGCTGTTTGTAATCCAGCACCACTAAGTCTTTGTCTAGATGTATTTATACTAGTTCCAGATGCCCAAGTTGCACCAGGTACATCTGATATTGTTTCTTTAAAAGCGTTTGCTGTTGAATTATAAAATAATTGTCCTTGAATTTTTTCAACAAGTGTTGTTGGTGTAAATGATGTTGTCCACTGTTCTGTTGCTGTAGTTTGACTTGATCCTCCAGCCAACATTGCTGAAGTGCTACCAGTTCCAGAATCAGCTCCAACAGATCTTCCTGTACCTAAATCTCCTCCAACTTCTGTCCATGCAGATCCATTCCAAGCCTCTGTTCTGGCACTAGGTCCTGATGAATCATATATTGAACCACCAAATAATAATGCGTCTGTTTGTGTGCCCGCTGATCCTGCTCCCTCAGACTCAATATTTGTGTTTGATGATGAGGATAATGTTGTCCAAGAGGAGCCATTCCAAGATTCAGTATCTTTAGCGTTTGAGCCTATGTTTGCATTTGGTCCACCATTAAATGCGAGTGCAGCTGTTTGAGTTCCTGCACCACTTAAAGCAGCTCTTGCCGTGTTCATATCTCCTACTTCAGTCCAGTTTGTGCCATCCCAAGATTCATTTAACGCAGATCTTGCAGTTCCATATCCACCAAACATTAATCCAGCAGTATTTGTTCCAACACCTTTTCCACCACCTCTTGCTGTGTTTATATTATTTACTTCTGTCCATGAGGATCCATTCCAAGATTCATTATTTGTTGAAGGTGGATTACCACCTGCCGCCACTGCTGCGGTGTATGTTCCAATAACAGCTTTATCTCTAGTGGCTGCATTTAAATCATTAACTTCACTCCACGCTGAACCATTCCATGATTCAGTATTAGCTACATTTGTAGTTGTATAACCACCTGTGGCTAGAGCGGCTGTTATAATTCCACATCCATCTGTTTGAGATCTTCCTGTATTTAATCCTGAAACACTAGACCACGATCCTGAGTCTGCTACAGACGCAGCGGGATCCGTGCTAACAGTCTGAACTGTAAATCCTTTTATATCCGAATACTTAGCCATAGGTTAAGACTATGGAAGATTATATACTACTGGTCTTGAGAACTGGGCTTTGTGTTCATCAGACTCTGCATCGTACGCAGCTTGTGCTGCTTCGATTTCAGCAGTAACAATAGCTTGTGCTTCTTCTTTTGTTTTAATAGCACCATCTACTTTGTTAATCCAGTCATCGCCATGATGATTATCACCTACAACCCATACTTCGCCAGGATGACTTCTTAAGTAAAACATTTTTCTCTCTTCGTGAGTAAAAAAGTTTTTGCCCCAGTTAGTCGCTGTACAGTATTTATATGCCATAGTTGCTTCCTCCTTTTGCTTGTTTATAAATCATAATTAACTACTTGTCACTGTTTTAATGTTAATGTCTGACTGTGACCATTCTTCAGTAGCTGCAGTAGTAGTTGGACTTAATGATGGAGATGATCCACCAAAATATAAGGCGTTATTTAAGTTTCCAGTCGATCCTCCTGCACTTCTACCCGTTGATAAGTTGTTTGTTTCAGTCCATGAAGTGCCGTCCCATTCTTCAGTGTTAACTGAATTAGGGGCATCTCCATAATTAAGAAATGCTGAATTTGGACTTCGTTGTGCAAAACCATGTTCTTGGTGAGTGTTGTTCGTATCAGCGACTTGTGTCCAATTTGTGCCATCGTAAGTGCATGCATGTTGTCCATTAGAATCAGCGGGAGTGTAACCAGATGCCATTAAACCTGCTGTCAAAGTCCCTCCACCTCCTCCATTTGCTAAAATAGTTGGATAATTATTACCGGCTGTCCAAGATGATCCATTGTATTCTAAGGTATTGACGGATTGATCTGACGGTGATCTAGCATCAGATGCTCCACCCACAGCAACAAAAGCAGTTTGAACACCAAATGTTCCCGCTCTTGCACATCCTACTGGAAAAGCTCCTCCTGTTGTCCAATTTGTACCGTCCCATTCTAAAGTTTGTGAGTTGGGACTTGGAGTGCCTCCTAGTGCAAAACCCGCGGTAGCGGTTCCACCAGCGGCTATGTCAGCTCTAACACTAGGTAAATCATTTACTTCAGTCCAAGATGTTCCGTTATAATTTTCTACATTCGCTTTGTTAGGTGTAGCACCCCCAACAGCATAAGCAGCATTGTAAACTCCCATGCCACCTTGCATTCTATATCTAGCAGTATTCATATTACCACCAGATGCCCAAGTTCCTGTTCCAGCACCTGATGATATATTTTTAAATTTTCCCTCTGAGGAGTTATAGTAAAAATCTCCAACTTGTGCTTCACTTGAAGGTGGATCTCCATCACGGGTTTGAACTTGGAACC